TTTCCCGCAAGGGACTGAAATCTACGACCCAAGCTGGCACGCACCTAAGATATTTCGCAACGCGCTCTGGCACATTGAGCAAGCGCAGAAACGCGACGCTGCCACCCCGCCCGGCGAAGCGGTGAGCGGGTATGCTGCCTTTGATACTTGGGCGAAAAGACGGCACGGCCTTAATACTGATCGGTTCGCGGACACCGGCAACTACGTGTCAGGACGAACCCGCGAATGGCTTGAGTGCTGGGAAGCCGCCATCGAAGCCCTCGCCAAGCGGGAGGTGGGTGAGTGTGCTGCGTGTAGCGCCAGGGATGCCCGTCCTGCCCGGCAGCGCGACCTCCCGCCCGACCAGCGCATGACCGGGGAACAATTCGACGCCAAGCTAGAAGCCCTCGCCAAGCGGGAGGTGGGTGGGTCATGAGTGACATTGACCTGCACGCGATGAACGCCGCGATTTCAATTAACGCTCTGCTCGACTACGAGCCGCCCGGATCGAAGCGAACAGCAATGATCCAACTGGATGTTATTCAGGCAATTAGGTCTGCATTATTTGCACGTGGGATCGATCCAGTAAAGCCAGCAGCATCGATTGGCGAGCTGGAACAGTTCCTGATTAGCAACCTGCTGGCTTATGTGACCGTGGACGGTGATGACGTTTTCGCCCACTGGAAAGGTGAGCGCCGGTCAGTCAAGGCGATGGCAACCGAATACCTTGGGAGCAAGAAATGATTCCGCAATCCACAATCAACGCCTGCGTAAAAGCCTACTACGGCAGCATGGAGTCAACGGACTACGGCAAGATTCAAGCCGTTCTGATGGCATACGAAAGCATGAAAGCCACCCCGCCCGGCGAAGCGGTGAGCGGGGAGCATGACGTGCTTATCCGCAAGCTGCGGTGCCTTGGCCCGTTGTTGCAGCAGCTAAACGCACAGGAAGCAGCCCGCGCCGTTAGCGACGCCATCGAAGCCCTCGCCAAGCGGGAGGCCACGCCTGCGGTAGGGGTGACGGATGCGATGGTGGAGGCGGCCTGTCAACCATCTACATACCGCACGACATGCTAGGCCAAACCGTCCGCCTGCTGGGGGTTGGGTGATGAAATTTTTAACGAGGAGAGTGTGATGCCAGCAGCAAAAGTACCGACGTTCTACGTTTACAAAGACGACTCTGGCGAATTGCGCTGGCGTTTGCGGTCCACGAATGGCAAGGTGATTGCCGACAGTGGCGAGGGGTACAAGACGAATCGCTCGCTGAATCGTGCGATTGAGATTATCAAAACAGGCTCCGTGTGGGCCAAAGTGGTGCGTGCATGACAAGCCTGCAATCCGAACTGAAACACAAGCAAGCCGAGCACGATGCAATGCAATTGCAGATTAACGACTATCTATCGCAGGGCAAGATGATCGAGATATTGGGGCCGACCAATTTCGGCAAGGGTAATAACGCTTTCCGCTACAACAACCAAAAGGATTCAAGCGATGGGATTTAAAAAAGTCAAAGACCTAGCAGTAGTCACGGGCCAGTACGAGAAGAGCGGCGAGACAAAGAAGCGCTACGAAAACGTTGGCAGCGTGATGAAGGGCGATGATGGCAATAGTTTCATCCTGCTCAAGCGGTCATTCAACCCGGCCGGCGTTCCGTTCAAGGAGGGTGGTGACCAAATCATCATTGGCATTTTCGACCTGAAAGAAAGCGATGGCCAGGCGCCAGTGCAGCAGCAGGCGCCGACAGCCGTGCAGACCGACGAAATTCCGTTCTAGCCTCAAACGATTTTGTGGAGTACCCTTTCTCCGACCGGACAGCCGAGTCCCTTCCCTCGGTTTCGCCTGCCCACACAGGTCGATTACGGTCATCTTTTCCGAGCCTGTGGGGGCATACCTTGAACTATCCAAACACCGGGCAACTGCCCGCCAGCCGTGACGCCGAAGATGCAGTGCTCGGGTCGCTCATGGTCGCGCCAGAGACGCTGACCAACGTCAACCTCGACGAGTCCGACTTTTTTTTCCACGACAACCGGCTGATATTCGCTGCCATCAAGGCGCGCGCCGAAAAGAATCTCCCGTTCGACTCCGTAACGCTCGCCGACGATTTCCAAGGCAACGAGCGCGTGAGCATGGACCACCTAGTCGAACTGTCCACCACGTTCCCGAGCGCGGCCAATATAGATGGGTACGCCGCCATCGTGCGCGACAAGTCTGTCCGCCGGCAGTTGATTGAAGCGGCAACCCAGCTTGAAGCAAAGGCGCGCAACTGTGCGGAGCCTGCGGATACCATAGCCGACACGATGGCCGCGTTGGCTATGTCCGCCAGCCGCGTGACCGAGGAAAAGCAGGAGCCGCTCGACCTATTCGGCGACCTGTCCCTGCCGCCACTCAACCCCGACTGGCTCCCGCCCGGTATCGCCAAATACGCCTACGACCAGGCCCGCATCATCGGATGCGCACCCGAGATGGTGGCATTTAGCTGCATCGCGACAATAGCCGCCGCCACCCATGACGGTATCGTGGTCAAGCCCAAGGCCAATGAAGCCTGGACCGAGCGCGCGTGCCTGTGGCTCATGGTCGTTGCGCCGCCTGGTAGCAAGAAGTCGGTCGCGGTCAAGCGTCCACAAGGACCGCTGCGCAAGATAGACGCGCAACTGTGCAGCGAATACCTGCAACAGCGCGCCAGTTTCGACAACGATGACAAGGTATACCAGCTCCAGCAGCGTGAGGCGGTCAAGCGCCAGGCTAAGGGTGAAGGCTACGACGAGCCCATCACGCCACCCAAGCGGCCGCCCAACACGCGCGCCATCATCAATGACGCCACCGTCGAGAAGATGGGCGAGTTGCTTGTCGATAACCCGCGCGGTCTGCTGCTGTATCAAGACGAGATAGCCGTCTGGTTCGGCGGGCATGACGCCTACGCCAAGAACGGCGGCGGAAAGGACCGCGGCATGGCCATCCAGGCGTATGAAGGCGGATCCTATACCTTCGACCGCATCGGTCGCGGAACCGTGAGCGTTCCAAACTGGTCCTACAGCCTGATCGGAACGACGCAGCCGGAGAAAATCAAAGAGATTACCAGCCGCATGTCCGACGACGGACTGCTGCAACGCTTCATGGTGATTGAAGTCCCTCGCCAGGTCATCCACGGCGATGAGGATACGCAGGAAGATGTTGCGGCGCGCAATGCATACGAGGAGGCCATCGCGAACATTTGGGCCAGAGTGCCCGGTGATGGGATGAAATGCGCTGTCAGCCTGTCTCCCGAGGCCGACGCCGTGCGCCGAGACTTCACCCGATGGGTGGATAGGGTCAGCAACGCCGAGGGCCTTCCTGCGATGCTCACGGGCCACCTGAGCAAGTGGGCAGGCCTGTGGCCACGACTGTGCCTCACGTATCACAGCCTTGGGACTGCGCTGGGCGGACAGTGGCCGTCAGATATGCCCATATCAGGCGTCACCGCCAGGCGCGTCACCGCGCTGATGAAGCAGTACCTACTCCCGCAAGCGCTCCGGTTCTACACGGATACCACGAGCAACTCGGACCTCACGTACTCGATTGCCCAGCGCGCCGCCAGTATGATTTTGGCCAAGGGCATGATCCGGCTAGCCAACCGCGACATGATGAATGCGGTGCTGGCGTGGAAAAATGCAACGCCGTTCCAGCAGCAAGCGGTTATCTCGATGCTGCGCGGTGCCGGTTGGCTATTGGGCGCCGACACCAAGCGCAGCACTGGCGCTGAGACGGCTTGGGCGGTCAATCCTCGCGTGCATGTCCTGTATGGCGAGCGTGCTGCAATCGAGAAAGCCAAGCGTCAGCAGGGGGCGGAGATTATGCGGGAGTTGAAAGAGTCGGCGACGGGGAGGGCGGGGTGATGTCGTGTCCGAGACCTAAAATCACTAAACAGTATTCACGCCATGTGAACTACTACAGCGCCCTTTCGTACATCACCTACAACCAGCGCGATCCAAGCACTCGGACCCACGCCTCCCCATCGGGCCGCGAGTTAAAAATAGCAGCCGAGCATGCGGTCATGATGCGAATGAATAACCGCGGCCTGTATATCCTAGTCGCTCTTGCACTTGCGTTGATCGCGCTACCTATCGCCATACTTTACACATAACAAAACCCCCGGCATGACCGGGGTTGTTTTTATTTGCGCCTCTCCAGCTTATCCACCAGCGACGACAGAAACCGATTGTTGTGGTCCTCTCTGGCAAGGTTTTCTTCCATCATGCACTGGCTGACTGGGTAGCCCTCGCGCACCGGCTTGAAATTGAAATACCCATTTCCCACCACCGGCACCAGCCTTGCCCGCATCAGTCGCAGTCGCTCGGCGTTGTCACGCGTGGGTGGGATCTTGCCGGCGCGGAATAGTGATAGGAAAGTCAGGTCACCCTTCACGGTAATTCTCCTCAAGCGCATGCACCCGGTTGGACAGGTCCCCGGAATACTGGATACTGAACGCCAGCGCCGCGCGCAATTCAGATTCGGACATGTCGTTTACCGGAATGCCGCAGAAGCTGTACTGGCCTGAGCGGGCGAGCCATACGGAGTGGATGTACTCATACGTGGACCGGATCATATCGAGCACCTCTCGACCGCTAGGCCAATACCCAGCAACAGGAACCAGGCGAACATGACCAGCCCACTACCACGGCTAGACCAAGCGCCATACAGCGAGCCACCGCGGCGGCGCCTCATGGCCACACCGCCCATAGGCCGACAGCGGCCACCGCCACACCCAGCAGGACCCCGCGCGCGCCTGCGACCTCCAGCCCTACCGTATGCCGCTCCCACGGCGTATCGAAGGCCATGACCGCGGCCAACAGGGCCAGCGTGCCCAGGCACACCATGGCCAAACCAATCCAAACAATAGCCATTATCGGATCCTCGTTACCAGGTACTCACGGGCGCCATTGCCCGCGAGACGTCGCGTTATCAGGAACACGGCCGGCAGCAGTGCGCGCGCCGTGGATTTAGCCTGTACCAGCGTGCGCCGGTCTATGAGGCTGTCACCGACATGCAGGTCGGCGTAGCGGGCGAAATAGTCGTCATTCATCGTTATCTACCTTGCCAGTCCCGCCGCACTCCTCGCAGATAACCCAATAGTCCATTTGCGGGTCCGGGCCATAGGCGCCGCGGCTATCGTTGTGCGTGCTCTCTCCGGCTCCCTTGCACGCTGGGCATTCCCTACCCATGGTCCACCTCCCGCAGCGTCACCGGCTGCGCCATGGGCCACTTATCCTCCATGGGTACGAGAGTGGCCCCCAGCAAAGGTGAGCCTCCAGCGGCCAGCCAGTCGGCCAGGGTGGCATCCTCTACCACTAGGCCGGTGCAGGGGGTGGTCATAAAAACGTTGCTCATGTATTCCTCCAAGGAATAGGTCGTTTACCGGAGTGACTCAAACGCGCCGGCCATATACAGCGCCGCCAGCCCCAGTGCCGCGGTCAGCGCGTAACAGGCCACCATGGCCCAGTAGTCGCGCCTACTCACGGATACGCTCCAGCTCGCCCAGCTTATAGGTCCAGCCGCCGCCACCGGGGATTGGGTAGGGCTGACCGTCGATGTCAACCTCGGCGAAATCCCACGCGTAGGCCTTCACGACTGTGCCCGTGGCGCCGGTGCCGAGATCCGACGTGCCGTGCACCGTGCCCGCCTTAACCCGCACGCGCTCGCCGACCTCAAGGGGGCGCGTGGTGTCGCGGTATTCAGCCAATACCGGATGGTCCGGGGCGAGTGTGGCCAGCGCATCCGCCAGCCTAGCAGCGATGCCGGTCATGCTAGCATCCCCGCGACCGCATCGGCCGGAATCAAAGAGTCGCGGCACGGCATGATGACGACACCCAAGGTCAGGGCATCCTTATTGGTATTGACTAGGGCCAATACCGACCGGTCCGAGCCTTGCCCATACAGCGACACCGGGAACATTCCACGGTATCCGCCCACGCCTGCATTTTTCATGCCCTTTCCAGCCTTATCCAGCCTGGCGTACAGCTCGACGTTGACGGCGCCCAGCGGCTCGCCGGATCCGACCGCTACCGGAACGACGGCCTGCCAGTCAGGAAAGTGGCCATCGACCAGCGCCACCGGGATGACGGCACCCGATTCAGCCGTCAGCGTGCCGGTGAATCCGTCGTATGCCAGCGTGACGAACTCCCCTTTTTGCTTGAGTGCCCATGTCACCGCGTCAGTAGGCAGCAGGACGCGCAAGGATGCCTCGCCCTGTGTGTCCCCCGCAAAGGCCAGCGCATGGCCGTCTGTGGCCACACAGCGTATGCCGCCATCCTTGCGCGGCTCGACCATTACGCAGTTGAGGTAATAGCGCACGTCCTTGACCGCTTGGAAGGTGGCGACGGCGGCGAGGGTGCGGAGGTAGATGGTTGCAGTTTTCATGGGTGATTGGTTCCTGTAGTTGGAGGTTGGGTTAGGCAGCCTTGCCATGCGCCTTAACGTCACGTTGCAGGCAGCCGTCGATGTCATCCTCGGTAAAAGCGACGCCAGCCTCACGGCAGGCTCGGCCCAGGTATGTCCACTCGCTGCCGGCAAACAGGCCAGCCTCACGCGCGGCCTTCATAGCCTCGGCATCTGGCTGCGATCCATACCCGTACTGGAAAGGCAGCCGGGCCACTTCAACACCATCCGCATACACGCGAGCGGAAAAGTAGGAGTTGCCGTTGACGCGATCACGCCAGCGGCGAACGGATAGGTGGATATTGGTTGGGGTTTTCATGGCATGGTTCCTTTATTTTGCGGCCCGGATTGGGCCGCCGTGGTGTTCGGTGTGACGCCAGTGTCCCGTATCCGGGCCAGTCAATAAACCCGGTTTGGTGGAAATCAGCGTTCTATTCCTGCAACGAGGCCGACCAGTTGCCGGCCACGCCTTGCGAGACGGTCATAACCGCGTCCGCTTCATTCCGAGCCGGCACTGTGTCCACCACGACGCCATCGCGCGACACGGAATAGGCCGGGAACCGAACAAACACATTCCACGAGACCTCGCGGATAAACCAGCCGCGCTTGCGAGCCTGCGACCGGATCGAGCGCGCCACCTTAAATGCTTCCTCTCCTCTGTATGCGCTCACGTCGAGCTTGGCAAAGTATTGCCATCCGCTAACGTCTACCAATGGCGCGCGTCCTTTGTTGGCCTTCCTGCGGTCAAACCTTGGCGCGGTCAATTCTTGCTCGCTTGCTTTTTCAAAAACCATTGCATAACTCCTTGCGTGGGATTTAAGCGATTATATCAAAATGCATGTTTAAATGAAATGTATGCTATGTCTGTCGTGTGCGAAGTCATTTTTTTTAGTGGTCTTTTGTCTATCAGTTCACATTCCACCATTACGCCATTACGCTAGGGCTCCATACATAAGACACATTTCATTTAATCTTTGCGCTTAATAAATATTAATAATCGAATCGACACGCATAGCAGACAAATTAGTTTCAGCGAGACATAACATGCAAATACCGTCCGCTTGCCACCGGTGCCGCGCAGCGCTAACCTCCCGCCATGGCCGAAACGACCTCATGGGAAACTACCCCGCAAGCCATCGCCAAGCGTGAGCTGCGCGAGCTAATCCGCAACCCGCCGCTTAGGGCTGAGGATGCGGAGGCGGTATTGCTGGCGCTGGCGTCGGGTATGCGGATTACGGCCATTGGCGAAACGCCTGGTCTCCCGCCTTATTGGCTCATCAATCTCTGGCGGACCCAGTGCCCTGATTTTGATGAGCTGTGCGTACAGGCGTCTGAGGCTGGGGCGGATGCGCTGTCCTGGGGAAATATAGCCATTGCCGACGACGATAAGCGGACGCCGGCAAACAAGGCTCTCTCGATTGCCGTGCGCGAGCGTATGGCGAAAGTGTTGCACCGCAAAAAATACGACCCGGCCGTCAAGGTCGAGGTGTCGCAGGCAGCCGGCCGCGCCGATGACTTGTCGGATTCGGAGCTGGCAGCTATGGTGCGCGCTAGGAGCCGGGATGCGGCTGTGGATGCGGAGGTGGGGAATGGATAACTGGGGCGCGTCACATGACGGGTTCACCTACGGCGGCAACGTACCGTGCCGCGTGACGCCGGATGCAAGGGACGCCGACTGGTGCGCCCGTGAGTTGGGGGACGTGGAGCCGCGGCTTGTGTATCACGGCGTCCCGACTACCTATGACGCCATCATGGCGGATGCGGTCAGCCGATTCGACGCGAACGACCCGCGCGACTGGTTCGGCGAGACTGTGGAGGTAAGCGGGCCGCGTCGATTCACGGATGGGACGCTATGCGTGCCCGTCGAAAGCCTTGGCCGCGACGCATGAGAGCCGTCCGCTTCCGAGGCGTGACGCTGGGCTGGTGGCTGACCAATAGCGCGGGCCACTGCCGGTACCTATCCGCGCGTCCGTGCTAACCCCCGAGCAAGCCGCCGAAACCCTGCTGGCGAGACGGGCAGCGCGCCGGTCATTGGAATCCTTCGCGGAGTACATAGAGATTCCGGGAACGCCGGTCGGGGAGATGGAGGAGAACGCCGGCCCTGCTGTTAACGGCGCGCTGGCCCTGCATCACCGGATAATCTGCCAAGCCACGCAGCGCACTATAGAGCGGGACTATGGGCGGCTTATGATCCTTGCGCCTGCTGGTAGCGCCAAGTCGTCATATGCGGCGGTCGCTGCGCCTGCATGGATCATGGGCAAGAAGCCGGGCAGCAAGATCATACTGGCCTCCCATGGCAGCACGATAGCCACGAAGCAGTCCAAGCGGTCACGGCAGCTTGTGCGGTCGGAGCGGTACAGGACGCTATTCGAGACGCAGCTACCGGCGGACCAGCGCGCGGCAGACGAGTGGGCGCTTACGAACGGGTCATCATTCATGGCCGGCGGCATCCTGTCCGGCCTGACGGGCAACCGAGCGGACGTGGTGATCGCGGACGACTTGTTGAAGGGCCGCGACGAGGCGGAGTCGGAGACGATACGGGAGAAGACATGGGAGGCGTTCAGGGACGACCTGCGCTCCCGCCTTGTGCCTGGCGGGTCCATGATCGTGATCAACACCCGGTGGCACCAGTCTGACGTGAGCGGGATGATCCTGCCGTCTGGGTGGGAGGGGCAGTCCGGCACGTTCACGGGATCGGACGGGCTGCAATGGGAGGTCGTCTGCCTGCCGTCCAAGATCGAGACGCAGCTACAGGAGGATACGGACCCATGCGGACGCAAGCGCGGGGAGTACCTATGGCCTGAGTGGTTCAAGCACGAACACTGGGTTCAGAACGACCCGGCACTGGGGGCGCAGGACACGAACACGCCGACGGGTAGGCGCGCGTGGTATTCCATGCACCAGCAGCAGCCGCACCCGGATGACGGCATCCTGTTCCGCAAGGAGGACTTCCGGTGGTACGAGCGCGGGGAGGAGCCGCGCAGCCTGCGTAAATACGGGGCATCGGACTGGGCGCTGACGGACGAGCTATTGAAGCCGGACCCGGACTACACCGAGCACGGCGTCTGCGGGATAGACGACGGTAAGGCCAGGCCGGATGGTAGGCCGCGTCTGTATATCCTGGACTGGATACACATGCGCAAGGAGGTCACGGATACGGTTCCGGCGTTTGTGCGGATGGTGGACAAGCACAGGCCGCTAAAGTGGTTCTGGGAGGCGGGCAACATCGACAAGGCTATCGGGCCATCGGCGGATCGTGACATGCGGGACTATCGGCGGGTGGAGGGTGGACCGAGGACGCCGGTATGGGTGGATCGTGAGTTGCTGCCTATTGCGGGAGTGGGGAATAAGGTGCAGAAGGCGACCGGGTTCAAAATGATGGTCGAGCGGCACCAGGTGTGGCTGCCCATGGGCGAGGCGTGGGCGGAGAGGCTGGTGAACCAGCTTTGCGGGTTCCCGGGCCTGTTGCACGACGACGGGGTGGACGTGTGCTCGCACTGGGGGCGGGCTATTGACCAGATGTTCAATGCTGCTACTCTGCCGCCAGCACCAGAGGACAAAACGGTCAAGTTTGGGACCGTGGCGTGGTTGCTGAGTGAGGAGAAACATGATAGCGCCCGCCCGGAGAGTTATTACCGATGAACACAGTAGGGGTTGAGGCATGAGCGCAGTCATGGGCGGCGACACGGACACCACGGTACTGACCGGCGCGATGGCCATGCTGGAGGGTGGTGCGGCGGAGAAGGAGGCCAAGGAGGCGGAGCGTACTCAGGTGCGCGACTGGTTTCGCAGGATCGACGAGGCGCGCGAGACGGACAAGCCGTACCGGGAGGGTTTCGCACGCGACCGCAATGCAGCGCGCGGCGTGTTCCCGGAGCAGGAGGTCAGCGTACCTATCCTGGGCGGCAATGTGGATACGCTCAAGTCATTCATCTACGCCCAAGACCCCAGCGTTGACTGCACGCCGTCGCAGATGGTGGAGCCTCCCAAGCAGCAGCCTCCGGTGGCGCCCGTGGACCCTATGGCTCAGGTCATGGGCGCGGTGCAGGGTGGTGACCCCACTGCATTGCTGGGGCAGCCTATTGCCGAGGGTGTGGCGCCAGCGCTGAGCAGCGGTGGTCTTGAGGGCGCGGGCGTCCAACTGGGCATCAATATCGCGGCGGCGCAGGAGCGGTATCAGGCGGAGTTGGCTCAATTTGAGGCGGACTTGGCGGCGTATCAGGCACGCGAGGAGGAGCGCCGGCAGACGCGGCTGTCAAGGAACTTGTTTGCGCAGACCATGGAAATCGTGGTGAGTAAGCTGTGGAAAAAGACGCGCATGAAGCGCAAGGCGCGCCGCGTCATTGGCTCCACGCTGACGGTGGGTATTGGCTGGGCCAAGTGCGCCTGGATTGAGCGCAGTGTGCGTGACCCGCAAGTGTCGGCGCAAATATCGGACCTGCAGGCCATGGTCGAGCGCATCACGCGCGAGCAGGCCGAGGTGGACGAGGGCTACTGCGCGGACAATGACGCGGCGGTGCTGCGCATCAACCAGCAAATCGCGGCCTTGCAGGACAAGGTATTCGTCGCGCAGGACCGCGGTTTCGTGCTTGATTTCGTGCCAGCCCAAAACATACAGGTGGCACCGGGCACGGACATCATGGACTGCTGCGACGCGCCATGGATTTCCGAGTTTATTTACATGACGGTGGCCGACGCGCTGGTGGCCTTCCCTGACATTCCGGCAAAGAAAATCAAGCGTGCGCAACGTTTCCAGAAAGTGCAGCAGCGCGTGACCACCGACGGGCCAGTGGCTCCGGTGACGGACAAGGATGCTGAGGAATTCAACACGAGCGAGGCGGTGACGGCGGGGCAGACGCCATCGGATGCGGACTACCTCCAGATTGCGGAGATTTATTCGCTGGACGACGGCACGGTCTACACCGGCATTCGTGGTATGGACGGCTGGGCCAAGTCGCCGGCACCACCCAACGTCAAGGACCCGCGCTTCTATCCCTACTTCCCTCTGTCTTTCATCGAGGTGGACGGCGACCGCTATCCTGCCTCCTACGTGGCGCGGTCCATCAAGCTCCAGAACGAGTACAACGGGCGGCGGAGTGCACTGCGTATTGCGCGCCACCGCTCGCTGCCTGCCGTCTTTTTCAATGAGGGCGAGATTGACCCGGAGAATGCTCAGAAGATCCGGCTGTCTGTTTCGCAGGAGTTCGTCGGCATCTCCACGGTGACTGGTGGGGACATGCGTCAGATGTTTGCGCCCAAGCCACTGAGCGCCATCGACCCGGCCCTGTACGACACCTCGCCCATCCAGCGCGACATCGAAACCGTGTGGGGCGTTCAGGAGGCCCTGAGTGGCGGCGTCGAGGTGGACAAGACGGCAACCGAGGCCGAGATTCAGCAGGGCGGCTTCATGTCGCGGACCAATGCCATGCGCGACCAGCAGGAGGATTGGCTCTCGGACATCGCTCGCTACACCGGCACCATCGCGGTCCAATACCTTACACTGGAGGACGTGGTGGCCTTGGCGGGCAAGGATGCCGTGTGGCCTACGCTTGACACGCCGGAGGAGCTGGAGACGCTGCTCGACATCGACATCCGTGCCGGCTCCAGTGGCAAGCCAAACCTGCGCAGCGAGCGGGAGTCCTGGCAGGTGGTCATGCCCCAGATTGCGGAGAATATCGAGAAGGTGGCCATGCTGCGCAACTCGCCGCAGAGTGAGGTGGCCGACGCATATGAGCAACTGGTCCAGAAATCGCTTGATGTCATGGGGGACAAGACGGACATTACGAGCCTCATCCCGCAAACCGAGCAGCAGCCACCACCCGGAGCACCGCCCAATGTCCCAGCATGAATACCCGCACTGCGCCATCAGCGTCATCCCGACAGCCCTCGGGTTCACGGTCATGCGCATGTATAACGACGGCAGCGACACCGCCGTCAAGGAACGCTGGCTCGTGCAGCCCGGCGAGCTTGAGGAGCGCCTGCGCGACCTGTTCGACAACCCTACCTACAGCCCAGAGGTAATTCTCCATGCCGACCACCGACACACCGAACACTGACACTCCGCCGGTAGATATCCAAGCCGGCGCACTCGCCGCGCTCAACGACGCACTTGCCGACCCTGCGGCCAGCGTTGACCCTGACCTGGACGACGTGCCGGCGGTTGCGCCTGACACGGGGGAGGTCGAGGTTCCCGATGGCGATGGCGTCATTACCGAGGGCGAGACTGAGGCCGAGGAGGTGCCCGCGGTCGAGGAGGAGCCGCCACCGGCCGTGGATGAGGCTGGCGAGGAAGCCAAGGGTCTCGGCGTCAAGAACGAGAAGGCGCTGGCAAAGTTCCGCGAGCTCTTCGACGTGCAGAAGGAGTACGCACGGTTCAAGGAGGAGGAGCTTCCCGTCCTGACCGAGCGCGCTGAAAAATACGACACGCTCATCAAGCACGTGTCGGATGCCACCGACGACCCCAACGACTTTGGCCTGGCCATCGGCTTGCTGCGCGCCATCAATCGCGGCGGTCCTGCCGAGTGGGAGATGGCGGTCAAAGAACTGGACCGGCAGCGCGACGCCCTGCTGGGGCGCTTGGGGCGCGGGCCTGGCCAGGATCCGGTGGCTGAGTTTGCCGACATCAAGGAGGCCATGGACAACGGCGAGATTACGCCGCAACTGGCGTCCGAGCTGGCGGCCAAGCGCAAGCTGGACTCCCTGACGACCCAGCATGCCACGCGACAGACCGAGCAGCAGACGCAGACGCAGCGGCAGGCGGAGGAAGCCAAGGCCATCGGCGTGTCGGACCTCAATGACCTTGGCGCTCACCTGCAAGCCATCGACCCCCATTTCGCAGCCAAGCGTCAGGCGGCACTGGACAAATTCATTGCCGTGCGCGACACCATCCCGCCACAAAAGTGGGCGCTGGAGTTCCGCAAGGTCTACGACCTCATCCCCAACCCGGCGCCAGTGCGGCAGGCTCCCGTCGGTAACGTCCCGCTGCGCACAACCGGTGGCGCGGGTAATGGTGTGGCACGGGTAGCATCCACCGCACAGGAGGCGCTGGACCTGGCCCTTGGAGCATACGCACGGGGAGAGCGGGCATGAGCATAAAGGCAGTATTCGCACGGCCGGCCGGCGACGGCACGCTCAACACCCTGTTCAACATCGCGTACCACGACCGAGGCAACCCCATGTGGGCGCGGCAATTCATGGGAAAACACGCCACTGCACGCCGCAAGCGAGGGGAGGCCAAGCGTCTTGCCCGTGGCCAGCGGACCTACTTGCCATGAGCAGCATCCGCGGCAGGGGCATGCCCAAGCCTCCGGTGCGCGCTCCCATGAGCCGGGAGAAGGAGATTGCCCTCTACGAGAGACACTATGACGACCCGCGGTACGCCATGGGGTCAAAGCGACGTGCGGCGGTGCAGCAAATCGTGGACGACCTGCTTCCGCGCGGCACGCTGCTGGACGTGAGTACGGGCCGCGGCGAGACGCTGCGGTTCGCCGAGCATGTGGGCCACGAGGCTACCGGCACCGAGGTCGTGGAGGGCTTGCTGGGTCCCAAGGTCGTCTTTGCCCAGGCGCACGACCTTCCGTTTGAGGACGGGTCTTTCGACCACGTGTGCTGCTTCGACGTGCTGGAGCACCTACGGGAGGAGGACGTACACGCCTGCCTGCGCGAGATGCGCCGCGTGGCGCGCGTGTCGGTCACGGCGTCAGCCAGCGAGCGCCCGTCCGTATTCGGCAACGTGGACCTCCACATATCCCGGCGCCCCGCTGCCGAGTGGGAGTCGCTGATGGCTGACCTGTGGGGAGGCGCGACCCGGATTATCAATGCGGGCGGGAGCCCCTGCTGGCAATGGAAATTCTGACGCCATTGCGCCGCGACCACCGCGGGGCCGTAAAGCGGTTCCAGCCTGTCGAGGAGCGACACGACCGCATCCTGGTCATCGCGTCCGGCCCGTCCGGCGCGGGACCATGGGACGTGCGCCCCGGTGTTCCGGTCATTGCGGTCAACGGCGCCATCGACGGCCTGCCGTGGGACCCAGAGTATTGGTTCACGCTGGACCCCTCGCCGGTCAATTACGCGCGCATCACGAATCCGCGCCATGGAACCAAGTATTTCGTGGGTGTCGATGGCGATTACGGCCCCGAGGCGCACCTGATGAAATACCGGCAGGACTTCACCGGCTGCCACCTGTTGTGGGTCAAGCGCGAGGAGCGCGTATCCGACGACACGCGCAAAATTACCGTCGGCAACTCAGGCCGCGCGGCCGTGCATCTGGCGATGCACATGGGCGCCACCCGCATCGGCGTGCTGGGCGTGGACGGCACCAGCGAGGCGCACTGGCACGACCCCGCCGGCCACTCCGGCAACCTCAAGGCGCTAGGGCGCAATCTGGACGTGCTGCACCGCGGCGGGGTTCAATTCCTGTTTGGCGACACCGGCACCAGCACGGTTGTCGGCCATCCCAAGGCCAGTCCGCAAAAGGTGCTTGACTGGCTGCACGAGTAGGTGCATATTCGGCGCGCGTGTGAGACGCAGTGACGCTATACCCGACGCAGCGACCGGGCCTGCCGACTCCATGCACCGCTATGACTTGAGCCGGGATAGTCGCCGGTAGCGCATATCGAGGGGGTTGCGTGCCTCAGAAGCGGATGGTGTTTCCTTCCCATCACTTTCCTTCTGAGAGACCACGACCATGCCATTTACCCCCGGCCAGTTGGCCATTGGCGCCAACTATCAGCTCGACTACTTCCTCAAGAACGACCCGATCGACCAGATCAACATCAATCACCCGCTGCTGGACGCCATGAACAAGCGTCGCAAGAACAGCGTGGGCGGCAACGAGTTCGAAGTCGTGCAGCTGCGATTCACCAACGACTCCAACTACCAAAACTACTTCGGCGCCAGCCAGGTCACGTACAACGAAAAAGACACGGTTCGCCAAGCCCGCTTCAAGTGGTACAACTCGCATGACGGCTTCGGCTTCGACGAGGACACCCTGCGCGCCAACGGCATCGAGGTTACCGACGACAGCAACACCACGGCGTCGGAAGCCGAGAAGGTCCAGCTCACCAACCGCTTCGGTGAAGCCTACGAAACCCTGAAACTGGGTTATCAGGCCGGTTTGGACACCGAACTCCACCTCTCCGGCGCGCAGTCCTCGCTGGCGGCTCCGGGCCTCGACCTGCTGGTCAGCACGACCCCGGCCGCTGCGACCGCCGTTGGTGGTATCGACCCGTCCACGAATACCTGGTGGCAGAATAACGCCAACCTGGGCATCGCACAGGCCGACCTCATCAATGAGATGGAAATCACATGGCGCGCCTGCACCCTGTACGGCGGCTCGACCCCTGACCTGATTCTTGTCGGTGGCGACTTCCTCGACGCCTACCGCAACGCAGCCGGCATCACCATCAACCGCCAGATTTTCAATGGCGGAAATGCGATGGGCGGTGTCTCGCTGGACGCCTCGGTCACCAAGACCTACTTCAAGGGCGTGGAAATCGTGTGGGACCCGCAGATGGATCTGCTCGACGCCATCGTCGGCCCGATTGCCGAGCCGTGGACCAAGCGTTGCTACTTCCTCAACACGAAGTTCCTGCACCTCAAGAGCGTCAACGGTCACTGGATGCGCCGTCGCAAGCCGCCGCGCGTGTACGACCGCTACGTTCACTACTGGGCCATGACCTCCAGCTACCGCTTCATGATTTCGAAGCGCAACGCGATGGCGGTCCTCTCGGTGTACTGACCCAAGGTGGCCCCGCGAGGGGCCTCCTCTACAACCATTTCAGGAGTTCAGTTCCATGCCAAACCAAGTCAACATCGCCATCGACTACGCCGTCGGCACCGCCCCCACGGGTACGGACCTTGGCGAAGTCTCCCCGTTCGCGCCTGTCGGCAAGAACGGCACCCTGCTTGTACCGGCTGCCATCCCGGCATCCACTGCCGTCAGTGTCCAGACCAACTCGGTAGCCACCGCTGCCGACGCAAACTGGACGACCCAGCTTTTGCTGGTCACTGGCAACACCGGCCTGTTCAACGTCCCAGGCCTGCAACGCTACATCCGCTTTCTGGTGACCGACACCGGCACCGGCACGAGCGTGTGGTCACTACAGGGTTCGCTGTAATCCACCAACCGAGGTAAAGCCAATGCCAAGCCCAGCAGAAGCAAGTGAGACAACCATCGCCGAAACCCATTTCGGCGGTGACGACGGATCGGTCGCGTTGACCGCGGTGCGAGCCATGGTCATTCGCGATCCGATGATGCAGTACGAGGTTGACTTCCTGCTCCATGAACTGCCTATCGCCCAGCAAATCCACGGGCGCGAGAATGTCAGGGAAATCAGCCGCAGCACGGCGCGCGTGAGCAATTTCAACGCATTTGCCGAGGCGGATCGTCTGCGTTCGCTCTACAACACCAAGTCCGACGACTACGTGACGATGGTTTACGGCACCGACCCTGGTCCGAAAATCAACGACATCCAAGGTCTCGGGCTGCATGTTGGTGAAGCACCTGTCGTGCAGAAGTCGATCCAGAACAACCGTCGCGACCCCGACCAGGTTCGCCGCGCGTAATCCAACAGGGCCGGTTCGCCGGCCCTTCTTTCATAGGGCGTAAGCGATGCCGTGGATTCCGATACAGGACAGCACGATTCTGTTTACCACTACGCTTGCGACCGGCATCGTGGAGGAGTCGGCCACGTTTGCTGGCGTCGTGGCTGGAGCCAGCGGCACCGCACTGATTCAGATCGCCCCCGTCGATTCGCTGCAATCCCCGCTTCCTGTCCGCATCCGGTTTGAGGAGTACGGCGAGGAAACGGCTTCTGGAACGCCTACGCACACGCCAGGTATCTTCCTTGGCTCAACCGAGCGATTCCCCAACCTCGCCGAGTTCCCGTACACCGAATGGACGCCTGAGCCGGTGCCGTTTGCGTGGGATGGCGTGGACGACCTCTTCATCTTCAATGCGACCTATGCGGGCGCGGAAGAATCCACGGTAACGACGCGCTTCTCCATCGAAATTTTCGACAACAGCGCCGATGACACCAACTACAACTGCGAGTGCGACGACGAGAATCCCTCGCGCACGCTGGCTGAATTGCGCGTTGACCTGCTGCGCCGGCTGGGTTATTCAGCCATGGCGCAAAATCCGCCGCCGGGTATGAATGACCTGCTGACGAGCTTCCTCCAGTCGTCGCAATTGCTCCTGTATCGCCAGTACAAGGTCTTGCGCACCAAGCGCATGTTCACGTGGGGCTTGTTGGAGGGCGTGCGGTTCTACGACCTGCACCTCAACGCGGACGTGTGCCAGAAGAAGCTGGACGCGCGCATGATTGAGTGGGTGGGCATCAGCGACGGCACGAACTGGTGGCAGCCCATCATTTGCGGCATCCCGCCGGAGTGCTACAGCTTCAACCAGGTCCTCGGCTGGCCGCAGCGTTACGAGATTCGCCAGTGCATCGAAGTGTGGCCGCCGCCAGCACAGGGGCCATGGAAGCTGCGCATCAAGGGCGACTTCGGACTGGAGCCGTTCGCGGCCGACGACGACAAGTGCACCATCGACGACGAGGCCGTGTTCCTGCACGCGCTTGCACGCGCAAAGGCCCACTACTCGCAGCCGGATGCAGCCAACTACCAGACCGACGCGATGACGTACATCAAGCAGTTGACCGCCGGCTCGCACATGACGCGCCGGTACGTGCCGGGCGTCGTTGAACTGCCTGCCGCCATTCCGCCCAAGTGGTTGCCGCTGGGGGATGCGCCTCCGTGAGTATCCGCGCGTTCCCGCTGACCACCGCGAAAGGCGGCATCAATCGCCTGCGCACAAAGGGGGGCGCGGCGAAAGACAGCCTGTATGACTTGGTGAACGGCTATGTCACGCAAACCAACTCCGTGAAGCCACGGCCAGGGTCGACGCTCGCCTACCGCTTACCGCCGGACGCAACCAAGGGCATGTGCGCGTTTCAGGACAAGCTGCACGTGTTTGCATGGGAGCCGGTCGAGTCTCTGGACCCGATGGTCGTGGTCAATATCCTGCGTCACCCGTCACCCGGAAGCACCATGCCCATCAAGGCCATCCACTTCGCGGCTCCGTTCCTCGGGTTCCTGTACGTGGTAGCCGAGTGGCTCAACGGTGACGTGTATCACTATTGGCTCCAGTCCGCGACTACGTGGCTGCCAAACACCAGCTACAACGCCGGCCAGATTGTCGCGCCGACCACGCCAAACGGCTACTACTACCGCGCCGGCCGCACCGGTCCTGCGGGCATTGCGTGGGCGCCGAATGTGGCCCGTACCTTGGGAGATGTCGTGGAGCCGACCGTGACCAACGGGTTTGAGTACACCGTCATCGAAACCTACGGCGCTACACCGCGCTCCGGCACTGTGGAGCCAGTGTGGCCCACCGTTACGGGCGGCACGGTTGCGGAGGACACTGAGGGCGGCGTACCGTCCGCGCCGACGACCCCAACCACACCATCGACGACCCCTCCGGCTGACGTGGTGGACCGCTACGGAAATGGCGTCAACGCCAACCGTACCGGCTCCACGAGGGAGCAATAATGCCCACGCCCGTCTGGCAGCCAGGCACTCCGTATCCGACCGGCTCCCTGGTCCAGCCGCTTACTCCTATTGCGCCGGTCCCGACCGCGCTGTCCAACCCTGGATTTGATGCCGGCAACACCTCCGGCTGGACGTTCAGCGGCCCCGGCACGTATGCCGTCACCACGCTCAACAGCCAATCCGGCACGTACAACCTTGGGCTAGACAATGGCGTTGTCGAGGGCCTAAATGCGGAGTTTCCGGCAAACCCCGGCCTCTCCATCTCGGCGTCCATCTTTGTCCGCCTGAGCGAGTCCGGCACCAGCGCAGGGCGCGTGCGCCTGTACTGGTACGACTCGTCCCATGTGCAGATTGGCGCGGCAGTGGACGGCAACCTCGTCCAGAAGCCGGCGAGCCAGTCCGAGCGGTGGGTGCAGTCCACGCTGTCGGCCGTCGCGCCGCTGCTTACTGCTTACGTCAAAGTAGGCTTCTGGAGTGAATCAGGCGTCGGCGGCGGCGACACGCGCGTCGATAGCCTGTCGTGGAATTACACCAGTGCCAGCGCGCCGTCCGGACTCATATTTGAGGCAACCCAAGTCGGCCTCGGCATCTCCGCCGGCATTGAGCCGGTGTGGCCGTCTGCGCCTGGCATCCCAGTCAATGACGGGACCGTGGTGTGGGAAGGCGTCATCGCCAACCGCGTCGTGTGGGAAGCCTCTCCCATCATGGTCTCTGGCGCCACGGAGCCTACGTGGCCCGAGGTCGTGGGCGAGTCCGTGACCGACGGCACTGTATCGTGGGAAACCGTGTCCCTGCGCGTGGAGGATGAAAACTGCCCCAACAGCAAGGTCGTCACCATTGCCAGCAGCAAGGTGTATGCGGCCGACGACGACATCGTGCGATTCTCGGCCACGGTCAACCCGCTGGACTGGACGACGCCCGACGACGCCGGCTATTTGCCATCCGGCCTGAATCAGTTTGGTTCCAATCGCACCGCCGTCCTCAACACCTACCGCGGCAATCTGGTCTCATTCAGCGCATCTACCTTCCAGAATTGGCAGGTGGACCCGGACCCAGCCAACATGGCGCTGCTGGACGCGATGGAGGGCATCGGCAGTACGTGGCAGCAAGCCGCGCATCCGGTGGCCAATGACCTGTTCTATTTGGCCGCGCTGGGCGTGCGCACCGTCGGCATCAGTGCCGGCACGTCCAACTTGGCGGCCGGCGATGCTGGCATGCCCATCGACCCACTGGTGCAGGCGGCCATGACCGTCAGCGTTCGCCCACTGTCCACATACCTGCCCAGCGAGGGGCAGTATTGGCTGTGCATGCGTCCGCCGTTGCCGGAGGTTATTGGCCCGTCCATATCTGGCGAAGCGCCCGACGGGACTGCTGGGAATGCGTACTCTCAGTTTGATTACACCGTGACTGCCGGCGATGCTCCAATCGCAAGCGTTACAATTTTCAGCGGCACATTTATCCCCGGACTAGGGTTCGATACCACTGACGGATTCATTGAGGCCGGCATCCCAACGACTGCCGGGACTTACACTTACACGCTGGAAGTGCTTGACGAAAACGGCATCCCCGCCTACCACACGGACACCGTTGTAATAGCGCCTGTTGAGCTTGGCCTTGAGTGGCAGTACACCGGCATCTTCGGAAATAACATGTTCGACGTTTGCTTCGGCACTACGGACGCGAACGAGGACTTGTTCCTAGCGTGCGGAGCTGGCATCGCCAGCAACGGCGAGATATGGACCTCTCCCAATGGCGACAACTGGCTGCAACGCACGGACGGCAGTTCCAACGCGCTGCGTTCGTGTGCATTCGGATATGTAGGCGATGACCCGCTGTTTGTGGTCAGCCGCGACTCTGCAAACGTGCTTACCTCGCCAGACTGCGTGACGTGGACGAATCACACGACCATTGATGCAGACGCCTATCTGGTCACTCTGTATGACGGTAACGCCTTCATTCGTGCGGGACTGAACAATAGCGCCGAATACTCAAGCGACGCCGTGACATGGACGCAGCAAGGCAGGCCGTCAAGCAACACGGCGACGACTGGTATTGCGTTTGAGTTTGGCGGCGACAAAGTTGCAATGGTATTTTGCACGGCAGGGGCGATTCATCGCACGACGGACAGCGGCGACAACTGGACGAACATCACCGTCCCGGCTGACCCGGCCCCGGCGCAGAACTTCGGCGGTGCAGCGACGGACGGCACGACCATCCGCGCCTACAAGTACGCATCCAGCATCCTCACGACGTACACGTCAATCGACGGGGGCGTGAATTGGACGTGGATGCAGGACAACATCGGCAGCAGCAACTATCAGGCTGGCCCGTGCCTGTATCGCAATGGCAACTGGTTTGGGCTTGGCATGACGACGACGGGCGGGCAACAGGTGCAGTTGTGGTACTCGCCTGACGGTCTTGTGCCGTGGACTGCTGCGGTAGTGCAGGACTACGACGACACCATTGCGGCCACGATGCAAGCGGTTGCAGCTTCCGATAGTCGCGCCGTTCTTATTGGCAACAAGGCTGCCGAGGGCTACGCAATGACTTCTCCGGTGCTGACGCCATGACCACCCAAGTATTCGTCTACAGCATGACCCAGCTTGGCGGAATCGGCGCGTGGAGCCGGTATATCTACCCGTGGGACATCGAGGATCAGGCACAGCTCAACAACGACCTGTACCTGCGCTCGGGCGATGCTATCTACCGCGTGGACAAGTCTCGCTTGACCGATGACATACTGGTCGATGACGATGTGGTCGAGTCTCCGGTGGATATGGTCATCCGCTGGCCGTATCTGGATTTCGGCGCGCCCGGGGTCACGAAAATGCTGGCCGGCTTCGATGTCGTCGGCAACGGCGAGTGCGAGGTCCGCATCGGGTGGAACCAGCGCGACTATGCCATGCTGACCCCGGCCTACACGATGACGGCTGACACGGTGACCGGTGGCATCATCCCGATCCCGCTGTCCTCGCCGTCTTTCTCGATGGAGCTGACTTTCCGCTCCGACGACAACGATATAGACTGCGAGTGGCTGGCTTCCAACCTCTACCTGCAAGACTTCCGGATGACCTCCTGATGCGCGCACCGTCCTGCCTCGTACCGCTGCAACCCGTACACGTCCTGTACCTGTGCGAGCGCATGCGTGCGGATGAAATAGAGCAGTTGCGCGCATTCACGAACCTGGAGGATGCGGACGGCAACTACGACCCCAATGCCGCGGCCCGCATGTTCCTGACCAAGAGTGGCCCGCAATTCACCGTCATGGGCCGCGATGGCTTTCCGGCGGTGTGCGGCGGCTACGACATGGCCATGGACGGCGTGTGGCAGTCGTGGATGGTCGGCAGCATGGAGGGCTGGGAAGGCAACTGGCGCGCGATTACCAAAGCGAGCCGGTGGCTGATGTGGTCACTATTCCGGTCGGGTGCCCGCCGACTGCAAACCAGCGCCATCGCCTCGCGCTGTCAAGCCCACGAGTGGTACATCAAGGGGCTGCACATGAAGCACGAAGGCATACAGCGCGGTGCCGGCCTCAATGGCGAGGACGTTCACCTGTTTGGCATATTGGCGGAGGAATTATAATGGGCGGCGGCGGAGGCGATCCAAGCGCACAAGCGCGACGTGACGAGCAGGCGCGACAAGCGCGCATCGACACGACTATCACAGGCGTCAACCAGCTCTACGATGCACCAGAGCGGCAGGCGCAGATTACCAACTACGGCAACGACTTGTTGTCGTATTTCACGCGCGACCTCGACAAGCAAAAGACCGTGGCCGACCGCGACCTGAAATTTGCCAATGCACGCAGCGGCACAATTGGCGGCAGCTTGCAGGTGGACCAGAATCGTCAGCTCGGCACCGACTATCAGGAAGGCGTGCTGAACGTGGGTCGCAAGGCGCAGGCCGGCATGGCTGACTTGCGCGCCGCTGATGAGCAGTCGCGCCTGAACCTGACCTCGCTCGCGCAGAATGGCCTGTCCACGACCAACGCCGCAACGCAAGCGGCTGCGGCCATGCGCTCGGCACTGGAAACATCGTCTGCGGCCAACAAGGCGCAGGGGATTGGTGACATTTTCGGGAGCGTGCTGACTGCGAAGAACAAGTCAGAGGAGTCGGCTGCCAAGCGCAAGGCCGACAAGATTTACGCGCAACCGTATACGCCGTTCTACGGCGTGGGAGACTGACATGGGTACGGAAGCAGGCTGGATCCCGCTCGTTTTGGCAGCAGTCGGCACCGGCGTGCAGGTTTACAACACGCAGCAAGCCGAGAAGCGGCAGAACCGTGCGCTGACCCAGCAATTGCTGGATCAGCAGGCCATCGACAAGAAGGCGCAGAAAATCGTCAGCGACGAGGTATTGAAGCGAGGCCAGTCCGACCCGGAGCAATACCGGAAGGATTCGCTGGACCAGTACATGGACCAGATACAGAAAACGTCGGGCAAGGCATCTGGCGGACTGAATCAGGTGGGCGGCGTGAGCGATGCGTTTCGCTCCAATGCTGCCGGCGCGGCTGCTGACATTCAAGCCGAGAGCGCGCTCACTGCCGACTCGCTGTCGCGCATCGACGCGCCTGGCCGTCAGCGGATGGACGAGGGCATCTCCTTCAATCGCGCAAGCAGCGACTTGGGTCGCGTGGGTGCCATGTCTGATTCTGCACGCTACCTTGGCGATATTCAGATGCGCCGTGCCAGCGCCCGTGACCCGTGGCTGGATGCGTTGGGCAGCGGCTTGTCCAGCTATGGTCAGGGTGGCGGCAGCTTCGGCTTGGGAGGTGGCTGATGGCCGTTAATTGGGGTCCGGTTGGCGCGCAACTGGCGCAGATGCAGCAGGGTCACGGCGACGTGACCGAGCGCAGGCTTGGCGAACTTGCCGCGCTCGACCTGAAATTGCAGAAGGCGATGGGTCGGCGCGACATCGGTACGCAGCTTACCGGCGCCGGATACTCGCCCGAGGAAGCCGCGCTTGGTGCCGCACTGATTCAGGGCGAGGCTGGCACGCAATTCGCTGGCATGGAGCGCGGGCTTAGCAGCCAGCAGCAGCGTGGATTCCGGCAGGGCGCGGTGGATGCGTATGGGACCGGCGGCGCGGAGGCTGCGAACCAGTACCGTGCGGGCCTTGGCACGCAGATGATTGATGCGACCAAAATCACGCAAGGGCAGGCATACAACCCAACCGTCGCGCCGACCAGTCAGGACATCGTGATTACCGACATCGGGCAATCCGTCATCGGCAAGAATCAGGCGCTCGGCGATGCTGCCACAATCCGCGCAAATCGGCCTCCTGCTTCGCGCGCGTCGGGCCGGAGTACGGCAGCACCCAAGCTCTCCGAAATTGACAAGCTGCGGCTGAAATCCGCCATGGCCGGTATCGAAGCCGAGGAGGAGGTCGTGCTGGACAAAATCGCCAACGGGGACGAGTCGGCCAAGGTTCGACTGGCGGAGTTGCAGGCAGCGAAGGAGGAGGTATTCACCCGGTTTGAGGGCGGCAACTCCATGTCGCCGGACGTGCCGGAAGCGGACATTGGCGATGCGGTGTCGCGCGACGAGACGTGGTATCAGGATCCGGAGACCGGCAGGCAGCGCAAGGTCGGTGTCGGCGCAGCGGTCAAGCACCCGCCCGTCCCGCCCGGCGCTGTCGAGATGTTGTGGAAAGACCCTAGCTTGAAGGAGCAATTTGCGGCAAAGTACGGCGCAGCAGCCGCCGACGCGGCCCTCGCCAAAAGGCCGCGCTGATGCCGAATGTGTTTGACCGCTTTGATGCTGCACCCGCTCCAAAGGCGGGTGCGAACCCGTTTGACCAGTTCGACGGCGAATACGACTGGCAAGCCGAGGAAGCAAAGGCGGCTGGATTGCCGGCGGTGGCAACTCCGATTGGGGAGGCGGCGACGACTGAGGTAGTCCCGTACACGGATGCACAGTTCGGCGAATTGCTTGCCAACAACGGACTGAACACGTCGCCGCGCAGCATTATCCCCAACATGACGGACAACCTGCGATTCGGCGGGCAGACTTCCGTGTACGAGCTTGGCACGGCAGCGGCCCCGCAGCGCCTTGACCGCTCTATGGGACAGCTCGGAACCGACCTTGGCATGACATTCAAGCAGTCGGCCCGTGAGGGCGTGCTGGGGCTTGCCGAGGCCCCTGTGTCGGCTATCAATGCGTTGAATAGCGGACTGAATTTGGGTGCTGATGCGCTGGCAGGCGTATTCGGTGGCGATGCTGGCCCCGGCGTCCCGATGATGAGTCAGCCAGAAGTATTGCAGCGTATGCGCGCCGCCACGGAGGCGCAGGGCGATGAACTGTATCGCCGCGATGCGTCCGCGACACTGCGCTACGATGACGCAAACCGACCCGATACGTTCCGCGGAACGCTCGGGTATGCCGTCGAGAACCCCGGCTCTCTGCTGACCGACGTGTCGCGTACCGGCGGCGCAATGCTGCCCGGCATCATCCCCGGATCGGCAGGCGCATCCATTGCCCTCCAGTCAGTCCAGCAGGCGCAACAGTCGGCCAATGAAGTCGAGCAGGCATTGCTGGCGAAAGGCGTCGATCCGCAGTCCGCAAAGGCGCAGGCAGCAGAAGCGTTCGCCACGGCAACCGGCATCGGCTTGGTCGCTCCGAAGCTGGTCCCTGGCGGACAGGCATTTGAGGATTTGATTACCGGCACCGCCCAGCGCGGCACCGGCAGCGCGATTGCGCGCGTCGCGGCCCCGCTTATTGGCGAACCCATCTCGGAAGGCATCGAGGAGGGCGGGATCAAGGCTGCGCAGAACGTATATTCCGGAGACCCAATCGGCCAAGGCGTAGGCGGCGCAGTGGCCAGCGGCTCAATCCTTGGCCTTGGCATGGGCGCGGCTCCTGCGGCTATCGAGGCCGTGGATGCGATTCGCAATCCGGCACCCGTCCAGCCCGTCCGCACCGCACTCGATGGCAACGCGACGCCCGCACTGAACATCGAACAGTTTTTGCTTGGCAATGCCGTAGCAACCCCCACTGCCCCACCGGTTGTCGCAGGAGGGGTGGGCGCCCCTGTAGCGCCGCCGTTGGGGCAGCCTGTTGTAAACGCCCCCGTAACACCACCTGTCGCACAGTTGGAGCAGCCCACTCCACCTGTGCAGGAGATTGCCCGTGTACAAGAGCCGCAAGTCATCCCGGAAGCCGACGACGCCGGAGTTGCCCGCGCCGTTGCCGGACTCACCGAAGCCGAAGCCGCCCAAGCCCCCGAAGCCGCCGTCGCCGCCGAAACCCAAGCCGCCAGCCAAGAAAGCACCCAAGAGCAAGTAGCGGAGCCCGCCGCGCAGCAAAGCCCGGCTGCGCGGCTCTATGCCGATTACAGCCCCGACGAAAGCCAGACCGTCCGAGCATCGGAAGGTGCGCTTTCGTGGCCGGAAAGCAAGCTGACCCGCCGCGCGGTCGATGACGCCCTGAGCGATCCGGATCCGGTTGCGGGTGCCGAACGCCTGCTGACCAATATCTCGCAGCAGCCGGACGTGACGCCTGCCGAAAAGTGGCTGGCCGAGAAACTGGCCCCGATGATGCGTCCGCTCGGCATCAAGCTCGGAAAGGCTGACCAGAACTACAAGTACGGCGGCGGGTTCAACAACATCGAGAATACGCTGTGGGTGCGCCAAGCAAACCCGGAGACGGCGCTGCACGAGTCGTTCCATGGCGTCACGTCGGCCCTGATTACCAACAAGGCCGCCCGGTCGAATCCGGTCGTCGGCAAGGCCGTCGCCGAGCTGGACGACATGCTGGGCAGCTTGCAGGGTTCGATGCTGGAGCTGGACACGCGCGGGCTGGATCCGGAGATTCAGCGCGTCCTCAATGACAAGCAAGGTCCGCTGTCCAATACCCGTGAGCTTGTCACCTACGGCATGACCAACCGCCCGTTTCAGGACTTCCTGAAATCGCTGCCACCGCCCCCAGGTCGCACCGAAGCGCGGAACATGTGGGAGTATTTCAAGTCCATCGTGACGAGCCTGTTTGGAAAGACGACGCCCAGCCAGCGGTCGTTTTTGGATGCGCTGATTGAAACCGGCGCGGACCTCGCCGAGTTTGCTGCGGCGAATCCCAAGGTCGCTCGGCAGGCGCAGATGGCCGAGGCTGCTAAGTTGGCTCCGGTGTCCGAGTTGCCTGTTGCCAGGCCAGCCCCTCCCGCTGCACAATCGAAACCAGCCCCGCCGTCTCCCGCCTCTCCCCAAGGTGCGGACTCCCCTCCAGTGGAGACGGCGCGGGCTGCCTCTGATACGCCCCCATCACGCCCCCTGACCAGCACCAAAAACGCTGTCGTCGAAGGCGAGCGCGAGCGTGCGGGCAAAGAACCTGTGAAGCGCGATGCGCCACGGTCAAACGAAACCACGCTGGAGATGGCAAAAGCGGCAATCGCTGACAATCCTGACCTTCCGGCCGAGCTGATAGCCCGTCTATCTGTCTCCGGCGTGGCTTCTATCAATTCGGTCGAGGAGGCGGCATTGCTGGTTGAATCCGAGCGCCTGCGTGCTGCGCGTGACCGCGCGGGCGAGCGAGCGTCGGATGAGTCGCTGTCCGATGAGGTGCGCGCTACTGCATCGGCCAAGTGGGCGGAGCTGGAAGGTCAGATTGACGCCATCGACCAGGCAACGGTCAACAGTGGCCGCGAGTGGGGTCGCTTCGGCCAGATGCGCCAGCGGATGATCAAGGCTGACTACACGCTTGCCGCGCTGGAGAAGAAGGCACGTGCCGTGAAGGGCGGCCCGCTGACCGCTGCGGAATCGGCTGAAATCAAGACAATGGCGGACACCATCGCACGGCAGCAAGCCGACCTCGATGCCGTCCGCAAGCAACTGGAGGAGTTTGAGACCGGCGCTGCGGTCGAGCAGACGTACAAGCGACTGCTGGAGGACATCAAGAAATCCGCGCGCATGAAACCCGATATCGCCGCCCTGAAAAAGAAGGCTGATGCTGCCAAGGCTGCGTTGCGGGAGTTGGCTGGGGTGGATGCGGCTACTTTGCGCGACTACGACAGCAAGGCGTTTGGAAAGGCTGTTGCGGCTGCGCAAAAGGCATACGAGTCGCTGTCAAATGAAGCTCAACTGTCCCTGAGCGAGTGGCAGTTCGGCGGCTGGGATAATGGCAGGCTGGCCTCGGCAGAGCTAAATAAGTCAGGAGCCTATCAGGAAATACGAACCGCCTTTGAGCCTGTTCGCGAAATCTTGCGAGCAGAGTTCGGTGACAAAATTCCCGTATTCCGTGGCGTAAGGCGTGGCGGAAAAGGAAGGGATGGCCGAGTTCTTTATTCGTGGACCGCAAGCCCCTCCGTAGCCAAGCGGTTTGCAGAGAACGAGAGGTATCCAGCACTCCAGCCGCCAACCAAGTCCGAAATAGGCGCCGCCGTCAGTGAGTATGAGCGGACTGGCTTCGTTTCCTTTAGGGGTAAAAAGTACAAGAAAAACAAAGAAAACCCGCGTTACTACGACATCTACGGCAGGAATAATTCCTACATAACCGATGGCGAAAACATACGCGCCGAGTTTGAGGGGCTGGCCAAAGAGCGAACAGAAAACAACATCGAGCGCGAAACGCGAGGCGACGTACTGTCAAAAACAGTAAGCCCGTCGGAAATTGAGTGGCTGTTCTCGCTCTCGCAGGAGTTCATCGTCAATGACCGCCCGACCGCAATCGACGCCGCCACCCTATCCCCGCAGCAAGCCCTGATCGACCTCGGCAAATACCACTACGCCAACGGCTCCACCGACATCGAAGCGTGGACGGCCGCAATGGAAGCCGACGTTCCCGAGCAGTTCCGTAAGGGGCTGGCGGACCTGTTTGAGCTGTCCAAGCTGGGCGCTGCCAAGCCGGTGCTGGAGGGGCCGTTGACGCATAAGCAGGTCTACGACCTGGCACTGGCCAACGTGCGTTCCGGCGTGAAGGGCGAGGATGCGGTGATGGCTGCCGTCACGAAAGACGTGCAGGTCGAGCATCCGGAGATGACCGAGCGCGACGTGCGCCGCCTGTTTTCCGAATACGGCAAGGCATACTTCCCGTCTAAGGATGCGGACAAGACGGCGCTGCGTGAGCTGCGTGCGCTGGTGCAGATGCAGGAGTCCATCGACCGGCTGGAGGAGGGGCTGCCGAAGCTGAAAAACGGCTTGCAGCGTGACAAAGCGACGGCGGCGGTGATTGCCAAGCGGGCTGAGTTGAATGAGCTGTTGAAGGCTCAGTCCAAGAAAACCCGTGACGCAGAACGATTGGCCGCTATCGAAAGGGCGCGCATCAAGAATCTGACCAAGCAAATCGAACTGCTCGACAAGCAGGTGATGACGGGCGAGCGCAATGTCAAAGCTGCCGCCAAGCCCATGTCAGCCGAGGTCGCGCGCCTGAGCGCGCTGCGTGACCAGTTGCGGGCCGAGTTGAAAGCAATTGACAACCCGCCCCTCACCCCCGACGAACGCTACCAGAAAACCCGCGCATCAAGCCTAAAGCGCGAACTGGAGAAGATTCAGGCCCGCATTGCTGCCGGCGACTACGAAAAAGCCGTCCGCACCCCGAAAACGCTCAATGCAGCCAACGAGCAGGCTGCATTTGAGTTGCAAAAGGCCAAAGAGGTGTTTCTGCGCAAGCAATTTGAGTGGGAGCAGGCCAAGCGCACGAAGCTGGAGAAGCTGGCGGACATTGGCAAGGACATCATGGCCCTGCCGCAACCGCTGATGACCAGCCTCGACTTGTCCGCCCTGCTGCGACAGGGTGGCGTGATTGCGGCTGCGCGGCCCACCATCGCCATCAAGGCTATCCCGACCATGCTGCGCGCCTTCCGCTCGGAACAGGCGGCGCACGCGGCCGAGGAGCGCATCAAGAACAGCCCCAACTACGAGCTGATGAAACTTGGTGGACTGGAACTTACCACCGACAATCCTCTGGCCAAGCTATCGGACATGGAGGAGAAATTCCGCTCGCGCTGGATCGAGAAGTTTGCGCCCAAGGAAGGCGAGACGGCGAAGAACGCAGTGCGCGGAGCCAAGAACGTGCTGACCGCCCACGTCCGCGCGTCCAACCGCGCCTTCGTGTCCACGCTCAACGCCATGCGCGCAATGTCCTTCGACGCCATGCTCAAGACATGGACGCGCGACCCAGCCAACCCAACGCTGGCCGAATTGAAAGCCATCTCGCGATACATAAACATCGCCACCGGTCGCGGCGAGATTCCGGGGTCCAAGGGTCAAGGCCCAGGCTTCATTGCCAACGCCGCCATCTTTGCCCCGCGTCTGCTCGCCAGCCGCTTCAACCTGCTGTATGGCCTTCCGTATGCGGGCGGCACCGCGCGCACTAAGGCCATGGTCGCAGCCGAGTACGCCCGCATCTGGGCCGGTGCTGCGGTTGTTGTCGCGCTGGGTCGCATGCTGTGGGAGTTGCAGGACGACGAGGACAAGGAAAACGAGTTCATCGGGACCGACCCGCGCTCGACCAATTTCGGCAAGATGCGGTTCGGAAATGCCTACGTTGACCCGCTGGCTGGTTTTGCGCAGACGACCACGTTCCTCGCGCGCATCATCACTGGCGAACAAACCTTGCAATCCGGTGATGTCGTTCCGCTACGGCAGAATTACCGCCCACTGAACTTGCTGCGCGACGAGCCTGTGTTCGACAAGCCGACGTTCGGCATGCGCGATGCAGCAGGCGAGTTCGGCCGGTTCCTGCGCACGAAGCTGGCACCGTGGCCAGGCGCTGTCATCAGCCTTGCATCCGGCAAGGATCCGGTCGGTAACGAGGTCACGCCTGTCAGTACCGCTATTGGGCTGGTGTCACCATTGTCTGCCGGCGACATTATTGAAATCATGGAGGCCAACGGCATCGCCAAGGCCACGGCGCTGACGATGGCAGCCATCTTCGGCATGGGCGTGCAGAACCGCGACCCGGCGTCGCGTGCGGCTGGGTTCGATGAAATGACCCGCGCCGACAAAGACATCTATGGCGAATACGAGGTTGCGGCCAACAAGCTGAAAGTGGCAAAGAAGGATTTGCAGGAGTTTGCCAATTCGCTGCCTGACGACCTGACCCCATACCAAGCCCGCGCGCAGATTGAAGCCAAGGCCGACGAGCTGGGTATCGAGGGCGCGACCGCGAGCATCTACAAGCGCAACACGACCGCACGCAACGAGGACGGAAGCAAGAAGCGCGGACTGGCGCGCACCGAGGCTGGCGCGGTGAAGCTTGACTATCGGAAGGCGTACGCCATTCAAGCCCTGAACGATGCGGAGAAGGCCATCCTTGCCATCGACAAGCAAATTGAAAAGGTGCAGGAAGGTCAAGTCATCAATTCCGAGTTGTCGGAAATATGGGGCAAGTACCAGTCCGGTGAATTGCCCGGAAACCCTGATGAAAAGGCGAGCAAGGCAAACCGCGAGAAGGTGCTAAAAACACTGAACGACGAACGACGCTACCAGCAGGAGCTATTCGTGGAGGCACAGGATGGCTAAGTACAACCTGGAGCGGTTCACGGGTGGCCGGCGCTCGCTGGAGCTGGAAGACGGCGCGACCAAGGGCGCGACCGTCGGCGTCAACCTGTTCTACAACGGTGTTCTGGTGCGGTGGGAGGATATTTACAGCGCGCCGTCTACTGGCAGTGGCGTGAGCGTGACCGACTGGTCGCTGATACTTAATATCCCTGCTCCAATTACTACGCTGGAGTCGCTCGCTGGCACTGGTTTCGTATTCGTCACGTCACCAACCTCGTACAGCGTTGTGTCCACGACCGGCGCTGTAGCGGGCAGCGTTCCTCAATTCAACGGAACCACATGGGGCATGGGCACGGCGTTGTCCAATCCCATGACCACTATCGGCGACATCATCACGGCCGACACTGGTGGCGTTCCGCAGAGGCTCCCTGTAGGTGCAGATGGAGACATACTGACCGTGCAGGCAGGCGAGCCCGTGTGGCTTCCGGGCGGTGGTGGCGGCAACCCTCGTGGCATTACCGTCACGGGCGGCTCCATTGGCGGTAGCGTCATCACGGCGGCGCAAGTCATTGGCGGACTGTCAGCCTCAGACTATACACTTTCTGGCAACTGGTATCTGTGGTGCAGCCCTACGGGTTCGATTGAGGTTGACGTGCGCGCCGCTGCGTTCGGCTCCCTGCCTCCCGGCCCCGGCGACTCCCTCTGCGGCGGAAATGAACCTGCGGTGTCCTCTGGCATCAGCGCGAGCGGCACGTTCGCGGGCTGGACAACCAGCATCAATCAAAACGACGCGCTTTCCGTGGTCGTCAATTCCGTTACCGACGTGACGTGGTTCGTTCTACTTTTGGAGGCTACATGACTTGGCTCGTACTCACTAACGCATCGGGTGGCGCAACCCGCAACGCAGGCACACAGGGTGACTTGACCACGTTGCTCGACTGGGCATTGCCCCAAGCGAGCTGGGCAATTGAATACACCGGCACCAATGAGCGCGTGTACCGTCCCGGCTCTGGCCTGCGGAATCGCCTGTATGTGAATCACAACACGGCGACCTCGGGCAACGCTGGCCTTGCGGTCGTTCGTGGGTGCGAGAACGCCAGCAGTTCAAGCGTACTGGTTGACCCGTTCCCGCTCGCAGCGCAAGTCGCCAACGGATCAAGCAATTGGTGTATATCGAACGCTGCGAGTACCACGGACCGACCATTCCGAATCTATCTCAGCGAAACCTTCGTTTTCTATTTCTCCAACATAAACGGAACAGCCGATCAGTGGGAGGTGGGGTTCTTCGGGGATGTAGAAGGCGTCCTTGGTTCCGACACCTATCACACCATTTGTGGCGTTCGGAACGCCGCAAACGCAACTGCGTTTACTTCAATCGTGCAGGCGGTTTCTAGCGTCATATCGGCATCAAGCAATATCTACTGGGCGCGAGATGTGACGGGTGCCGTCAAATCGTCTCGCGGAGGGCTTTGCGCGATGGGGTCAACGCTTGGGAACTTGAGTGGCGCACCCGTTGCCAGAGGTGGCTATCAGAACCGTATCTACCGCGAGAAGGTGGCCGTTACCGACGTTGGCAGCACTTCAACCTCGCCGTCTAACTTGGGGCTGCCCAAGCGCGGCTGGGTTCCAAATTTATGGAATCCCCTACACGCAGGCAGGGGATCGGTGGCGGAAGTGGATACCTTCACCGATACGGCTTACGACGCCACGGCGTCCTTTCGCGCCATATCAAGCAATACGACTGGCTTCGTCATCATGGAGGAAACGGACACCTGGAGCGCGCCGTAATGGCCGCGCTTGGCGATGTAAGCACGGACAGGGAGGCGGTGCCGATGTGGTATTCCATGACCGTGGCGATTCCCGTATGGCCGGACGTGAGTACCGCGTTGCCAGAGGACGCAGGCACGCCCCCAAGTGGCGGCGGATTCCCAGGGTACTTTTCATTTGGTTAACCTCTGAGGCAGCAATGATGAAACAGGTACGGTTCGACCAGCTTTATATCTCGATACCCGAGGACGACGTGCCTCGTCTCGACGTGACGCTCGTGGACGGCAAGGTGCAGTTGAATGTTGCCACGGCAGGAAGCGGGAGTAGCGGTGGATTGACGGATGCGCAGTTGCGGGCGACTCCGGTTCCTGTTGCAAGCCAGCCAGCCAGCTACGACGACACGACCGGGAACATAACCGCGATACAGGCCACCATCGGAACGCCCGTCGCAGGCGGCACTGTCGTGTGCGACGTGTCGAAGGTGTCGAATGTCATGGCACTGTGTAGCGGAACATTCAGCACAGTCAACTGCACGTTTGAGGGCAGCCTTGAATCGTCTGGCGACACCAACTGGTTCGGCATCCAGGCCGTTCGCACGAATGCCAATACCATCGAGACCGCTACGGGCAACCTGTCCGCGCAGCCTGTCTACGGCTGGGAAATGTCGGTCAACGCGCTGGCCCGCCTTCGTGTCCGAGCAACCGCGCGCACCAGCGGCACGCAGGCATGGAGATTCAGGCTTGGCACCTATGCGACCGAGCCGATTCCTGCGGCACAGGTGACGGCGACGCAGCCAGTGTCCGGCACGGTCACGGCCACCCTATCTGCGCCTGCCGCCCCCACCGCCAGCATCGTCAGCTCCGCGGCCACGACCAACGCCACCGTAGTCAAAGGATCCGCCGGCACCATCTACAGCGTCACCGCCAGCAACACTGGTGCGCAGGCGGCGTACTTGAAGCTATCCAACAGCGCCACGGTCACGCCAGGCTCGACAGCGGTGGCCATGACCATCCCGATTCCGGCAGGCGCCGTGGTGACCGTCCCATTCGGCTCACAGGGCATGCGCTACGGAACCGGCATCTCCTACTGCATCACCAACCTTGCCGCAGACAGCAACACCGATGCGGTGGCGCTGGGGCAGGTTAAGGTCAACGTGGCGTTTATCTGATGGTGACCAAGCAGGCAATCCTAAAAGTGGCGCCCGACGCCGAGCAGTACGCCGACGAGTTACTGCGCCAGATGCCAACCGCCGGCATCGTCACGCCCCTGCGTGCGGCGCGCTTCCTTGGGCAGATAGCGGTGGAGAGTGGTGGGTTTACGACGGTGGTGGAGAGCCTCAACTACTCCGCCAAGGCGCTGAAAACCCTGTTCGGTCGCCACCGCATATCCATCGCCGACGCGGACAAATTTGGCCGCACCAGCGAGCACGCGGCCCACCAGAACGCACTGGCGAACATCCTCTATGGTGGCGCATGGGGGAAAAAGAACCTCGGCAATACCGAACCTGGCGACGGATGGAAATTCAGGGGCCGCGGCTTGAAACAGCTCACCGGCCGTGACAACTACCGTCGTTTCAGCCAATCGTGGCTCGGCAGCGACGAGCTGCTGCACAAGCCCGAGCGAGTGGCGGATCCTGATGGCGCGGTGGCCAGTGCCATCTGGTTCTGGCGAGCAAACGGCCTGAACGCCATCGCCGACACCGGTAGTGTCGAAGCGGTTACACTTCGCGTCAACGGCGGAAGTAATGGCCTACTCGACCGGAAACGGTGGACGGCTGCGTTCCTGAATGAATTTGAGGATGGCTGAGATGACGTTTGATGTGTGGGTGTATTCCGTATTCGGCGCTGTCGTCATGGGCATGGCCATCGACCATTTCAGGCTGCGTGCGGAGGTTTCTGCGAGCAAGGTCGCACTGGCCGAGTTACGCACGTTCGTAGCGGAACATTACGTGCGTTCACCTGAACTAGAGAAGGTCGTCACAGAAATGGCGGCAATCCGCACATCCTTGGAGGAAGCCCTTAAACTGCTGCACGAACTGAAAGGGTCTTACCAACATACCAGGGGGTAAATGGTGGACAACAAGGAAGCGGAATCCACGCTCTACAAGGTCATGCGTGACTTGGATGTTTTGATGCCGTCGAGGAGCACCAGCAATTCGACATTGACGGTCAACGCTGGCGGCATAGGGCTTGGCATTGCGTTGGTGCTGTTTGCATTCATGGCTGGGTTGAATTGGTCGCTGAATACGCAGCTTAGTGACCAGAATCGGAAGATTGAAAGGCTAGAGGATTACGTTGCCGCTATTTACGCCGCAGCGCCGCACCTGAAACCAAAAAAGGAAGTCAAGCCGTGAGTACGATCATAATCATCACCCCACCGCCCCCTCCTCCACTACCGACAACCCCCGGCACCCCTCCGCAAAACCCACCACCGCCGCCACCGAAGCCGAAGGAGAAATGAGATGTTCACTTTCACCGTAGCCGTCGCGTCATTCGTTGCTGGCGTCATGTACGCGCCAGTGTTCAAGCCGCTGATTCTGAAAGCGTGGCGGAAGATTCAGGCATTCCTCAATACGCCGAGGGAGTGACATGACCCACCAGAGCCGTGAGTCCCTGAACCTGGCCGGCGCATTCGTCGCCGCCGGCTTGATCGCCATCCTTGGCTTTGTGACGTGGGCGCTGGTATTTGCCGAGGTTCCGGAAGCCAACCAAAACGCGCTGACCCTGCTCATCGGCATCCTGTCGGCCAATGTTGGCGTGGTGGTAGGTTTCTTTTTCGGATCCAGCGTCACCAACAAAAAGCAGGCCGATACCATCGAGAAGCAGGCCACGACCATCCAGACGGCTCAGGCTGCGCTGGCGCCCATAGGGCATGCCGACGTGACGCTTGCGCCTGGCGAGACAGCTACCGTGGAGGCAAAGCCATGACCGCGCTCCTGTTGTTCCTGCGCCGCTACTGGCTGCATATCGTCGTCGCGCTGGCGATTGCTGGCCTACTGTGGTGGGTCTACGCCCAAGGCAAGGAATCCGTTCAAAAGGACTGGGATGCCTCTGTTGCGCGTGGCGTCATTGAAGTCGCTAAGCTGAAAGAAAAACAGGTCGTGGTGACCACCAAAATCGAAACGGTCTATGTTGACCGCGTGAAAACCATCCGGGAGAAAGGTGATGCAATCGAAACTGTCCGCGAAGTGTTTGTGCCTGTCGATTCTGGCAGCCTTGGTGGCGGGTTCCGGCTGTTCCACGACGCCGCCGTCGCGGGCTTCATTCCCGAATCCGCCAGCATCGCTGATGCAACCCCTGTCCCCGTTGCAGACGTTGCCGACACCATCGCCGTCAACTACGAGCGGTGCCACGTCGCCTACGCGACGGTAGAGGGGTTACAGGAGTGGGTGCGGGAGCAGCAAAAGCTGAATCCGTAAATAAGGCGGGAGGGCCGGGGCTGAACTCCGGCTTCCAACGTTGGCGCCCGTTGGTTGGCGTCCTAGGTACGCAGCCTGCCACGACTCCGCCTGTTAGCGCATCAGCCTGCGCATTCCTCCCATATCAAAACCGCCCGGACTCACACGCCGGGCACCGCGGTCAGTTCGGCTCGGGAAGGAACCTGTCGCCTACATTGACAGACCCGCCACGCGGATAACCCGCAACCACTGACTGCCGATCATTTTCATGAATAGGGGTGGTGTCGGCAAGCCCCATGCTGCTCTCCACCGATTAGAAGTGACTGGTGTCGGGGTTGTCAATGGCCGGAGTGGTCACCTCGCCTGTCTCCGTATCCACGACCTCCTGCGCGGCCACTTGCGGCGCTTCCGGCTTCGGAGCATCCACCGCCTGCGCCACCGCCTTCAACGCCGCTGGGCAGCCTTCCGCGCCGCCGATAGCCGTCCGCACCGACGCAGGAAGACCGGCCCACGCAGCCTTCAATGACTCCATGCCGCCGCGAGCCGCCGTGTCAAGCGCAGCACGAGCCTTGACCACACCGTCGGACGCATCCAGCCGCTTGATGATGATTGGTTCCTTTTTGCCGCGCGTGGCCGCCAGGGACAGCTTAATGTCGTCATCGACGTGTGACATGTGGCTGATGCGAATGCCGCCAACCTCGACGCCGCCCCACTTCACGTCGCGCTTGTTGTAGAGCGTGAGCATGCGGCCAACCCAGTTGGACCCGTCCTCGCCCCACGCGAAAATAAGCACCTTGCGCATGGTCAGGCACGGCTTGTATGGCCTGCCCGCCTCGCCTTCGTAGTGAACGACAACCGGCTGGTCGTCGCCTGACCCACGGCGCACGCCGGTCACGGTCACGGTGATGGGGCCGCCGATAAGCTGGTCGGCGTTAAGCTGGTCGGACTTTGGAACGATGGTGTCCTTGAGGTTGGAAATATCATTCGACATAGGAAATGTCCTCTACAAGATCGGAGTCGGCCATGTCCATCCGCTTGTGGATCGCTTCGGGCAGGTCGAGGGTGTGAGTTGTGGTGTCGTAGGCTGGCCAGTTGTCGGCAGCGACGCATTCAGCGTAGGTGTTCAGGGCGGTGCGGTAGGCGTCGCGGCCACGCTGCAAGAATCGCGGTGCCGCTTCGTAGATGATGTAGGCGTAGGGCGGCTCCTTTTCGACGGCGATGAAAAAGAATGATTCGACCTGCTGCTCGCTGCCTTCCCAATTACAGACATCGGTGTAGAGCGGTGCTTGGCGGAAATAGCCGTAGCGGTACGCAGACCACATGAAGTCCTCCGGTGACGCGCGTTCGGTGGTTTTCAGGTCGGCCAGCACGCGCCGTCCGGTAATGATGGCGTCTGCGTCAGGCCGGCACTTCACCAGCACGCCAGTCTCCGGGTCCTTTGCAAACACCGACCGCTCATTATGTCCGCCGCGCAACAGCTCGCGAACGGCGGCATTGGCATGCAGGATGTCAGCGATGAACATGGACTGGCTGTAATCGTCCGCTGAGATAGCCGTGCGGTTTGGGTTGTCCAGTTCCCACTTTGCTTTGGCTTCCTTGCCCGCCGTCGTGCGCAAGTCGCACTTAGGCATGACACCGTAGGTTTGCGTGAACAGCTCCGGCTCCAGTACGGCGGAGTGCAAGCGGCTGCCGGCAATCATGGCTGGCGTGGCCATGCGCGGACTGTCGAGACTCGCCTTGTAATGCGCTGGCGTGCGTTCGGCGATGATGGACAGGCCGGAATTGCTTATTCCTGGCGCTGCGTGGTACTGGTCGCTGCTTAGGTTGGTGTAGATGCCGGGCTGCATACGCGCTCCTTTATGGGACAACATTCAATCCAGAAAACTCAGTCTGAGCTGGGTCCACTGATGGGGGGGCAGACGAAAGGATTTCCTCGCCGGCACGCATGGCTGCGACTACGTCCTGACTGGTCAGTCGCTCGGTCAGCGTGTCGCGATGCACAAAACGCTCAGCTTCGGCCTTTCCTGCTGCCATGACGAGAACGCGGGCGGTCGAGCCTTTGGGGGTGACGCTGTATACGTGGGACATTTGTTTCTCCGTTGGTTGGTGAGGTGCCAGTAAACCAGCTTGACAAGGGCTTGTCAATAGGCATAATGGGCCAACTTAACCACGAGCCGACAAATGACCGCCGACTACAAAAAGCAGCAGAGACAGAATGAGCAGCGCCGTAAAAAGGTCGTTGCACTGAATAAAAGAGGATTCAGTGACCGCGAGGTTGGAGAACTGATGACGCCACGCATATCCAAGCAGCGTGTCGCGCAAATATTGAAGGCCGAAGGTATCCGGTAGTGATACAGCTATTCGATTACCAAGAGTCTCTGGTCGCGCGGATACGGGAGTCTCTGGCCAGAAATCGCCGAACGATTGCCGTGTCCCCAACTGGCAGCGGGAAAACGGTAATGTTTAGCTACATTGCATCGCGCGCCCGCGAACGCGGCAAACGCATTGGCATATTTGCCCACCGCGCTGAGCTGCTGACTCAAATATCCGATGCGCTCAAGATGTTCAAGGTTCCGCACGGAATCATCTCCGCTGGCTGCACGCCCGACCGTCGCCACACCGTCCACGTCATCAGTGCGCAGACCTATGCGCGTCGCGTGGACAAGATGCCACGGTTCGACTTGGCCGTCATCGACGAGGCCCACCACTGTACCAGCGGCAGCACATGGGGCAAGTGCATGGACGCCAGTCCGGATGCCAAGTGGATTGGCGTCACGGCGACTCCTGAGCGACTGGACGGACGCGGACTGTCCGAGAGCTTCGACGAATTGGTGCTGGGGCCGTCCGTGCGTGGCTTGATAGATGCGGGCCGACTGTCCGACTACCGCCTATTCGCCCCGCGCGGCATGGATGTATCAGCGGTGCATACACTGGGAGGAGATTTCAAACGTGACGAACTTGCAGCAGCGGCAGACAAGTCCGCTATCACTGGCGATGCCATCAAGCACTACCGACGCCACTTGGACGGCGCTCCTACAGCGGCGTTTTGCGTGTCAATCGCCCATGCCGAGCACGTCGCCGAACAATTCCGCGACGCCGGCTACGTGTCCGTCCATATCGACGGCAAAATGGACAAGCTGGCTCGGGCGCGAATAGTGCGCGACTTCCGCGCCGGCCAGATCAATGTCCTGACCTCCTGCGACCTACTGAGCGAAGGGTTCGACGTGCCGGGCATGCACGGGGCCATCCTGCTACGACCCACGCAATCCCTGTCCCTGTACTTGCAGCAGGTAGGCCGCGCGCTGCGCGTGGCGCCCGGAAAGACCAAGGCCACCATCCTCGACCACGCCAACAACAGCGACGATAGCCGACATGGACTGCCATGCCTGGAGCGCGAGTGGACGCTGGAAGGCCGCAGGAAGGGTAAGGCGGCGGCCGAGGTCAGCACCTACCGAGAGTGCGGCAAATGCTTTGGGCGCTTCCGCATCAGCCTATCCGTCTGCCCTGAGTGCAATACGCCGGTCCCGGTGCGCGTGCGCGAGCTGGAGGTGGTCGATGGGGATTTGGAGGAGGTTAGCGTTGAGGAGCGTCGCGCCAAGCCCGCCATTACTCCGGAGAAGCGGGAGGAGTGGGCGTGCAGCTCACTGGACGACTGGAAAGCATTGGCGGCCAAGAGAGGCTACAAGCCTGGCTGGGCCATTCACCGATTTGAAGCGAGGAGCAAGCGCAATGTCAGACCACCCCTACCCTGAAATGGTGGCGATCTATCTCGCCAACAAAGAACACTGCACCGCTGCTGCCATCATTGAGGACGGCGAGGTAACATCCGGTCGCATGCCTGCCGACGACTACAAGCTGGCATGGCTGTCCGCCGATGGGTGGATGCAGGCGAGGACGGAATTGAAGGCATCCGTGGCGGAATCAGCACGGAAATGCCCAAAAGGATGGATCAAGCGATGAAATATACCGACACATCATTACCCGCCGTCATCGCGCACGTCGAGAAACAGCTCGCACGCGGCGACATCGTTACGTTAACCCGTGCGCAGATACTTGCGCTATTGGAGGCTGCACATAAATGAGCGTGTGCGCAACGTGCAAGCTGGACAAACCAGTATCAGAGTTCGGAAAAGGAATAAGGCTTGATGGTACTGCTGCGTACTGCAAGCCATGCTACAACGCATATAAGAGAAGGCATTACGCCGCCAATAGGGAGGAGCAGATAAAAAGAGCTAGGCAATGGGCTATCGACAACAGGGAAAAGCACAACGAAAACGCGAGAAGGTCGTGCGCAAACCCAGAAAGGAAGCCGAGGATAAAGGCGTACAGGGCCGCGAACGCCGACAGGTATAAAATACACGACTTAAACAAGCACCACAAAAGAAGAGATGCTGGAGCGAGGAAGGCCAACATAAAACCTGAGGATTGGTTTTCTTTATTAGCCATGTGCGATAACAGATGCTTTTACTGCTGGGAAAAAAGCGAGAGGCTGTGCATGGATCATTTTGTTCCGATATCGAAGGGTGGGCCGCACCGCATTGAAAATATAGTGCCGGCCTGCGTTCTTTGTAATGGCAGCAAGTGGGCAAATATGCCAATGGACTATATGAAAAAGATAGGGAGAGCATAGTGAGAGAGAGCAAGATACTTGTCGCCATAAGGGACGCGTGTAGCCGGGGCCATGTAAGACTATGGAGGAACTCTGTTGGAACTGCACTGGTCATCAACCACAAGCATCCATTCACCAAGCAGGCCATCATTTCCGCCTGCATAAAGCTGGCCGAGGAACGCGGTGCATTTGCCCAGCGCATGAGTTTTGGCTTATGCGAAGGTAGCGGCGACTTGATTGGGTATCGCCAGGTTGTCGTGACGCCGGATATGGTCGGGAAAACGTTGGCTGTATTCACGTCCTGCGAGGTCAAGACCGAGACCGGGCGGGTTCGGCCCGAGCAAGTTAATTGGCTCGCGCACATCAATGGCGCCGGTGGGATGGCCTTCGTGGCGCGCTCGGTAGAGGATGCGAAAATAATGCTTGACAACCCCTTGTCGGCTCTGGCACAGTCGCAGACACACCGCCCAACTGGAGAATAAAAGATGACCACCACCCCAACCCCCGCGCCGAGCGCTGATGTGCTTGCAGTGATGGAACGCAGCGCGGAGACGATCAGGTTTCTGGCTGAAAAATCCGGAGTCTGTCACCCGGCGACTGACCTTATAGATGCCCGCGATGCCGTGCAG